TCACCTTCCGGGTCCAGTCCTTGAAAAGCCATGACCATCCCGAAGACTACTCCGAGCAAGGTTTGAGAAATCCCCAGCACCAGTCCCAAGAGTACTCCGGCTCCAACAATGATAAAGGGGGAAACCATAGCCACCAGTGCAGCAACTTTTAATGTCTCAATCATCACAGTACGTCCTTACCAGTCAGTCGGTTGATTTCCATTTCCGCATAACGTCGTACCTTCTCAAGGTCAGTGATGCGGGATTCGATTTCGTCTTGGTCAGGGTATAGCTTTCCCCCTGCCCGACACGCATACTTCACAATGTTACCAATCTCAAACGAGAGACGGTTGGTCATGATGAAGGTGACGGGCTCAATTACGTACTTAGTGTAATGGGAGGGCCGGTTCACGATGTCTTCTTTTTCGGTGGGCATGTCGTCTCCTAGTGAATTGTCAGGTTGTCGAATGGGTAGGTGTCCACCAGCTGTGTGACTTCGGAGTCAGCCGGGAGAGTTAGGTACTCGTAAAACACTCCCATTTCTAAGTCAAGCCGTGCTTGAGGGGAGTTGATGTACTCCTGACACTCTTGGTTACTACCGTCCCAAACGGTCATGTAGAGCCCCCCTTCAGGCAACTCGGCCCATCCGTAAACTATGAACTGTTCTTCTGACTGTGACATTCTACAAGCTCCAAGTAGTGTTCGATGTTGACGACCACAAGCCAAGGCTTCCGGTCACCCCGGAGGAAGACCACCGGTTCATAATTGCCGTCTTGTTTTGCCTGATCTTGAAAGTCATACAGGGTCTTAAAAGTCTTACGTCGTTTCACTTCGATAGACACCGGCAAAAGTTTACGGGCTGTGGGGGAGAGTTGAATGTCCTCCCCGTTCTGTCCCATAGCCGTAGAACGGACGTCGTCTGGCTCAAGTTGGGGGAAGGTCTTTAGAATTGCGTCACGGACCTCCTGCTGGCCATTGCGACCCTTGGCCTTGGCCGTTGCTGTCTTACTCATTCCGGTGGCTCCCACAGTTCATTATCTTCCTTACGCATCCACAGAAGTCTCCCGTTCTCCACTACCCGGTCCCGGTCACCCTCGTAAGCTTCCAAAACTCTCCGGTACAGACCTACCTCTGTGGTAGCCCCGTCTAGGATTTGTGCAGCTTTCTTAGGCCCTACCCGGTGAATGCCTTTGATATTATCAGCAGGGTCTCCGGTCAGGACTTGGGTGTAGAACCACACCAAACCCTCGAAGGGTTCAACGTAGGTGAAGGTTTCTTTTACAAAGTTGTAATGCCAACAAGGGACCATTTTAAGGTCTTTGTCTACTGAGGCAATACAGGAGGAGGGGCCGTTTTTGTAAGCTGCTTTGCTGCACAAGTCATCAGCTTCCTCCCCCTCGGAGACCTCGGCGTCCCAACGTGCTACCATGTAGTCCCGTAAGGGAGAAAGGAACTTTGGCTTTTCCTTATTGACTCGATTCCCCTTGTAGGGGTGGCTCTTGGCAATATCGAAACGAAAGTTACTCTTTCCAGTCAGGTAAACTTCCCAGTCTGTATCTTCCGGGAAATCCAAGGAAGTATGAACGATCCCACTCAGCATGGAGTCCACGTTGTCCTGTGCCTCTTGGAGGCTAAGGTCCTTTGACTCTGCGGAAGCTGCTGACCGATAGGCGACAATGTCCCCATCTACAAAAGTCTTTGTGATACCGTTCATAACTTGCTCCTAGTAAATGTCGTGGGAGGTTACCGTACCGCCGGAACTCTTCTCAGCAACAAGGGTTTCCACGTAAGTGAACCCCATTGATACGAGGAAACTTTCCATAACCCGGAGGGTGTCACACAAGCCCTCGCCTACGTCTAGTTCCTCAAGGGAAAGAGTCTGGTCTACACCGTCGTCTTCGGCGTTAAAGGAAACTGAGATTTTGATATCCATTAGAAGTCGTCTCCTGCTGCGTTAAACTCTTCGAGCTCTGTAACTGCTACTTTTTCCAAGGTGTCGATGGTTGCACGGTCACCGTAGTAGACAGAAACCTGAACCTTAACTCGGGAACCATTCCCAATAGAACCGTCTTCAGAGAAGGACCACTGTTCGGAACCCGTAGCATCTTCTGTCCGGTTAAGGACAACGGGTGGGGACATGAAGACACCCTTGCCACCTTCCTCGTTTGGGAGGTTCGGGTTGTAGACCGGGCGTTTCAGTTTAACACACTTGCCGGAACCGTAAGCCGGGTTGCCATCCTTAATAGTCTTGAATGCACCTTTAGCTTCTGGGAAACCGTCTTCAATGAACTTCTCCAAATTGTCCGGATAGAAGATCATGTTGTATTGGCCCTTAGTGTTTTCGTGATACTGCATGTTATCATCAAAGTGGTCCGAGAAAATCTTAACCCACTCAACAGTTCCTTCGGCGATAATTCGTTTTGTAGTAGCCATGTCGGGTCTCCTTAGCTGGCTTTTTTGGTATTCAGATATACCTCTGTTCGGAGGTGTTTGGTCACAGAAAATTAGTGGATTTCTGCGTAGTTATTCCCAAACTGCACGTCTACTCCTAGACGGACGTTCAGCTTGAGTTGTTCGTTCAACTCTTGGGCTGCTTCCTGCATCAGTCCTTCTACTTTACCTTCCTCCCCTTCTGGGACTATGGCAATAATTTCGTCGTGGAACTGTCCGATAGTCTGGATCCCCTTGGACCGGCACAGCTTAACCCAAGAGTCGAAGCAGTAAACCCCAGTGCCTTGGTTAAGGGTAGAGAAACGGTCCTTGTCAGACCGGAGGGAGTACCAGAAACCTGAGACAGGGTTTTGAAGCCACTGTTGCCCAAACCGTTCCCGGACCTTGAGGTTTTTGGCTACAGCTTCCACAGCCCAATTCCGTTTCCAGAACGAATCTAGCATAGACTTGCACTGAGCCGTTGAATAACCGGTTGCACGGCTCAAAGCCATTGCACCGATCCCGTAGGTGCTGCTGTAGTTTACAACCTTGTAAGCTTTACGCAGTGCTCCCAAGGGTTTCTCCCCAGAGTTGTGCTTGTCGATATCCTCCTGAGTAATGGCCCCGGCATGTTTAGCCAAGTCCAAGTGTGGATCGAAACCTTCCTGACTCATTTCAAGAACGTACTCCGGGTCCAACGGTTGCATATAGTGTCGTTTGGTAGTGTCCTCCAGAGACACCATATCAGCCCCGGACAGAACGTAGCCCTCCGGTGCAATCAAACAACCCCGAATGTCAGCCCCGTAAGGCTTGTCTACCCCGGGCAGATTTACCAAGGGCTTAAAGTGTCGGAACCTCAGTGTGTTGGTGAAGCCGTTAATGCTTGCCGTCACGTAGCCGTTACGTTCCTTGTCTAAGAAAGCCTTAATGATACCGAGGCGGTGGTTCAGGACTGTAAGCCCGTCAAGAATCCCAACCGCCGGGTGGCGGGAGATGAGTGCTTTCACACTGTCACACAACTCGGAACCGTTCCGGACCTGCTCTACGGACTTCTCATTCCCGTCTACGTCTCGGCTGAACTTGAACGTGGTAGGGTTCCAACCCAACGTGTAGAGCCAATCCTTAACTTGGGAGTTGGAGCCGGGATTAGCCGGGACCATTTCCTTAATTAAGTTGATAGGCCCCTCCGTCGTACTGGGGAGCTTTGCCTCCTCCAAGACTGCAAACCACCGTTGTCCGTAAGCAGTCAAAGACCCGTCTTGCTTGTGGGTCTTCACGGGTTTTGAAACCTTCCGGTAGACCGGGACCACTGGCATTGCCTCGGTCAGCTGTTCCATTTTCTGCCTGCGAAGTTCGGTCCAGTCAGCAAACAGGGTCTCAGCTTTAGTAACGTCAAGACGCCACTGCAAAGCTTCCTGCTCTGCTGAACAGTCCAACTTAAAGGACAGGTAGTCCACAAAACGTGTCAGTTCCGCAGTCTCCGGGTATAACCACTTGAGGTCTGCCAACTGTTCCTTGTAGAGCCGTACGTTTATTTTCACGTCCTCTTCACAACGATGGCGGTAGTCCTCCGGAGTCAGGCTGTCCCAGTCGGTAATGACCGGCTTGGGAATACCGTAGTCCTCCCCGTAGCCCTCTAGACCGTGTCGGGGTCTTTCGGGACGGAGATACCAAGAGAGGGCAAGGGTGTCCACCATCCGGGCTTCAAGCTTAACTCCCAACAACTTCTCTAGGAGAACTGCATCAAACCGAATGACGTTGTGTCCCACAAGTACGGAGGCCCCAGTAAGGACCTCACGCATTTCGTCGTAGTTGTGGGTGCTGTGGACCTCCCCATCTTTGTAGTAGGACAGTACGTGTATTTTAGTAGCTACGTCTAGGAGACCATCGGACTCCACGTCGAAGACTATGTGGTTATCGGGTATCATTCTTTACTCCTTACGGACTCGATACGAGCCTTTGCAATTTCCATATATTCCTCGTCAAGCTCCATGCCAAGGAAATTAAACCCCTCAAGCATTGCAGCCTTGCCGGTACTGCCAGATCCCATGAATGGGTCAAGGACTACACCACCCTCGTGGGTGACAAGTCGGACCAAATAACGCATGAGGTCCGTAGGCTTTACCGTTGGGTGTGTGTTCTTCCGTTTGGTGTCACGTCCCTCCGACATAGAGGAAGGCTTGCCACTAGCACCGTTTCCTGTCTGCCACTGAACAAACTGCTGTTCTTCCATATGAGCTAGACCTTCATCACGATCTTTCTTAGACGCCTTGGCACAGTAGAAGAAACGGGCGGAATCGCCTGCCAACTCAAGCACCTCATCCGAACCATCATGGATTAGGTTTGCAGGGAAGCGGCCTAACCCTTCGACGGGTTTTGCAAACGTCCCGTTTAATCCGTTCCCGTAGACCCTTGCACCTGCACCTGCACCTGCAC